AGCTGATTTGGATTATTTTCAACCATTGAAAATAATCCAAATCAGCTGGGCTAATAAAATCAAGTGATTCTAATATATTTTCTTTTAACATTTTTACCCTCCTGAATTTGTACTATTTCTTCTGATGACCATCCAAGCCTTAATCTATTTCTAACGGTATGGTCTTTGTAATTTATTAATCTTGAAAATTCGGCAACGGTATATATATTTCCTTTGTGTAAAATGTGTCTATTTGTTGAAACATTATTACATTGTTCTAGCTGAGTTGCCCACCTGCAATTTGATGGTTCATAATTACCATTAGTGTTTATTCTATCTAAAGTTAAGTTATCATTATATCCACTTGAAATAGCCCAATTATAAAACGTTATGAAATCATGCCATTGTTCGCAAATTGATATACCTCTAAACCCATACCAATAGTAATTATCTTTATAAACGTCTTCACATCTACCAATCATACCTCGCCATATACGATATAATCTTGTTCTAGATAAGCCATATTTTAGATTTTTTAAGCAACCACAACTTTTTGTATGATCACTTAACAACTTACTTCCTATAACAATAGTTTCTTTTCCACATTCACAAATACATATCCATCTTGCACTTCCATTTTTTGAGTTACATGATCTTTTAATTACAGTAAGCTTTCCAAATCTCATTCCTGTTAAATCTTTGAAATTATAAGCTTCCATATGTTAAACCTCCTATTATGGTTGATAACTTGCAGCATCTAAGCCACGAGGTAAGAACCAGTTATTATTTGAAATTCGAGTAATCATCTTACTTGCACTATCGAAATCCCATGTCCCAACATGATAGAATCCATATTTTTCAAGTAATCTGATTTGTTTTGGAGTTGCTAAATGCTCGTCTTGTCTTGCTCTTAATTTTTCAATGATCGAGCTTGCATGACCACAGCATGTAATTGTGTCAGTTAAGATACCCATTCTCTCAAGATATGATTTTTGTCTTTCAGTCATAGGTCCCATTTCCCAAGGGAATGTTGGTTCGTAGTTAACCAAGTCTTCTGCTGAAATAGAAAGTGCGTATTCAAGAGGATCGACATATTTTCTTTGACGTTTCTTCATTGCAGCAAGTTCACGAGCAAGTGCAGCTTCACGTTCTTGAATAACATCATTTTCAGCTTCTCTTTCTGCTTCAAGCAAATCAATGCCGCACCCTGTATCCATAACCAATTTATCGATACGTTTTGCGATACTTTCATCTTTTGAAATAAGTGCTGAAGGTCTACATAAGTCATGACGCTCTGTCATCCATAAGAAATCTAGTAGCAATAATTCTTTCTTACCAGGACTAAGTCTCATGCCTCTACCGACCATTTGTTGATATAAACTTCTAATCTTTGTTGGTCTTAAAACTACTATGGTGTCAACTGATGGACAATCCCAGCCTTCAGTCAAAAGCATCGAATTACAAAGAACATCGTATTCACCATTTTCAAAGTCTTTTAATATTTCGTCTCTATCAGGTGAATTGCCATTGACCTCAACTGCTTTTAATCCATGAACATTTAACAAATCACAGAACTTTTGAGAGGTCTTTACTAAAGGTAAAAATACGACTGACTTTCGACCTTTGCAGTAATTCACCATTTCAATTGCGATTTTGTTTAAGTAAGGTTCTAGTGCTCCGCCAATTTCACCAACAGCATAATCTCCATTAGACATTCCTACGCTATGGATATCAAGTTCAAGAGGTATCATCTGTGCTCTAACTGGGCACAAAAATCCTTCTTTTACTGCTTGATGCATTGAATATTCATAAGCTTTGCTATTGAAAAATTGTCCTAGATTCTTTTGATCTGCTCTGTCTGGCGTAGCTGTTACACCTAGTACCCTTGCAGCATCGAAGTGTTGTAATATACGTTGATAAGTTTCAGACATTGAATGGTGTGCTTCATCCACTACGATTGTCTTAAAATAGTCTCTTGGAAATCTAGCAAGTCGTTTCTCTTGAGATAATGTTTGAACCGATGCAACAGTGACATTTAGTGGAGAGCCTATGGAAGTAGACTCTGCCTTTTCTAAAGCAGAATCTAACCCACTAGCTAACTTCAACTTGTCCGATGCTTGGTCTAGAAGTTCCCCACGATGAGCAAGGATTAATACCTTACTTCCATCTTTGACTTCTTCTTCAACTACCTTTGAGAAAACGACCGTTTTACCTGTGCCTGTTGGCAAAACAAGCAATGTATTTTTAAAGCCGCTATTCCATTGATTAAAAATTGCATTAACAGCTTCATTTTGATACGGTCTTAACTCCATAGATTACCCCCTAAAACGGAAGATCATCTTCACTGATTTCAATGAAGTACTTAGGATCATAATCGATGAAACGATCTAAATCATTAACTGTCTTTTCTTCACCAGATTGATTAACATATGTTCTTTGTTTGAAATGAGCACGACCTTTTGATCCTATGACAGTATTCCAATTCATACTTATTTTTTCACCATGTTTCTTTTGCCCAATTGAACGGAAGAACGCAGAGATACGCCATTCTAGTGAACGATAGAGTAACAAGTCAAACTTAACAGTTGATACACCTTCAGGTGCTGATACTTGAACGGTAATTGAAGATTTGTGACACGCAGGAACTTTTGCTCCACCAGGGAATCTTCCTCTTTCAAAACCAGTAACTACAAAGTTGTAGTCACCTTCGGGTAATAAAACGAATTCTTGTCCATCATTCTCTATCGTATCCGACCAATCTAAAATCATATTTTGGTTATTAATTTCAGCCATTTACATTCCTCTCCTCCGTTATTTTTAGTGATTGTTTGTACTATTTTTGTCCAGTTTGGAATGATCCATCTGGTAATGAAATCGTCTGAATAAGTCGAGATATCTGCATCGAGAGCATAATGACCTTTATTTGCCACAATGACTTTGATATCTTCTTCAGTAATACCTGCTTCTTTAATCATGGTTTTAAACTTTTCTAGTGTAGGTCGTATTGTCTCTTTTGTAGGCTCAGGTTGGCCCGTTTTAGGCGACACGTCCGCAAATAAGTGTGAAATCGAACTGAAAGCCAAGTCTAGCTCATCAGCCAAACTGAAGCGATTTTTTGCGTCCCAGCAAGGGTTATGAGTTGTATACATTACTCGCTTACCACCGCTTGCTTTCTTTGTGTTATTCTCAGTAGTAATTACAAAAGTCTTATAGTTGCAGAATAGAAGCATATCGCACCATTCTTTAAGCAATGGCGATACTTGTTTGGTGAGTTTCATTTCCCACCTATCAAATTGGCCTTGTTCTTCTGGAAGCTCGTACTTCCTCGGCTTAGCGTGAGCTGTAAACACCACATGAATTCCAAGTTCGATACATTTATCGAGTAGTTTTAGTAAGGTGTTAAAGCATTCGGCTACATATTTATATCCCTTGCCATACGGGATTGACTCAATTGATGTCACACGATTTTTTTCACATACAGCTTCTTCTGCTAATTGCTCAGCCCAGTCGGCTGTATCGATGACTAGCGTTTCACAAATCGATGGTTCCTTGATGATTTTGTTTATAACTTCGATAAGTTCATCCCACGACTTGTTGCACATTATTCGCCTAACATCTAGGCTTGCTGTTCCATTTTCAGTATCAAGGAATAATGGTTTGGGAAATTTCGATGCAAGAGTTGATTTGCCGATTCCTTCACAACCCATGATTACGCACTTAATGGCACGCTTTTTGATACCAGTTTCAATGTTTAATTTCATAAATTACTCTCCTTTTTCTTCTGTTATTTGCCTGTTGTTTAGATGTTGCCCATCGGCAATTACTAGGCTCATAATTGCCATCAACATTTATTCTGTCTATTGACAAAATATCCGAATAGCCGTTTTCTAACGCCCATTTTTTGAAATTGATATAAGAATTCCATTCATTGCATATCGTGATACCACGACCACCGTAGTTTTTATAATCCTTACAAGTTGGCGTTAAACACCGCTCTCGCATTGAGTGCCAAATGCGGTATATTCTTTGACCATTTCTACTATCACCATGTACTGTTCCTTGCTTATTTCTTGCTATAAGTTGTTCCCTGTGTAAGCATCCACACGACATTGTATTTTTTCTAATCAATGAGGTAGCAATAACTATCTTTTCGTTTCCGCATTCACATCTACAAAACCACGCGTATCTCTTCTTAATTGATTTATGAACTTCTTTAATGGTTGTTAACCTCCCGAACTTAATACCAGCTGTGATTTCCTTAACTTTCATTATTTGAGATTTTCTCTTATAATTTCTTCTCTAGCATCAGATTCAGGAGCTAGTACTGCTTGTCCTTTTGGCTTTATAATATAGCCTCCGACTAAGTCATTAAATTGTATTTTTCCAACCATCTTTTGTAGTTCGCTAATAGGCATTAATTTCTTAGGTGCGAATGGATCATAGCCGTTTTCTGTTATAAGTCTTGCTACTGCATCTTCA